TTTTATAGAATTACGCCTAGAAGAAGGTTTTTATATACAGCGAGAATGGAGGCATGACCCCTTAGCTGATAAGTGGTATATGGTTTCAGAGTCGCAGCCTAGAGATGCCTCTGGGAATAAGTTTAATTTTATCCCTTTTGTTTTTGTAGGCAGCGAAGCCAATACTTCTAGGGTTGATTTTGCTCCTATGTACGATATTGCCAGAATAAACATTGGCCACTACAACAACTCAGCCATCTATGAGGATTCAGTTTTTACTGTTGGGCAAGTACAGCCTTGGATGTCTGGTCTATCACAAGACGTAATTGATGACCTTAACAAGTCTGGAATTTTTATAGGCTCCGGTAGATTAATGGGTGTCCCTTCACAAGAAAAATTTGATTTTGCTCAAGCTCAACCTAACAGTCTTGCCAGAGAGGCAATGATGGATAAGGTGCAGATGATGATTGGTCTAGGTGCAATGTTTTTAACTCCCACCGGAGTAGCAAAAACAGCAACTCAAGTAGATGGCGAGTTAATGGCTCAGCATTCTGTATTGAGTTTAATTTCTGCTAATGTTTCTGAGGCTTATAATGATGCTCTGGGTATTGTAAAGATGTTCATGGGCGCGTCCTATGATGAAGAAGCCTATCTAAGAATTAATCAGGAATTCATTAAGCCAGAAGCCACCGCCCAAGAAATTACCGCTGTTGTTGGCGCTTTCTTGCAGGGAGCATTGCCAATGGCCGATTTACTGGATTGGCAACAAAGGCATGGTCTGGTAAACAAAGAGAAAACCTTAGAGGAATATTCTGAGGATATTGGTATGCAGGAAACCATTGAGCTTGAGGATTAGTTGTGCCTGAAAGTCCAGACGAATTGACAGAAATAGCAACTCGCCATCAAGTATATCTTGAGGGCTTAAAAACGCATGAAACCAAAAAAGCTCAAAAGTTTTTAAAAGATATTGACCGCGTTTTAGCGGCCAGATTAGCCACTAAAGACCTAACAACTTTTTCAAGAAACAAACTTGAGAGGTTACTTAAATCTGTGAAGGCTGACTTACGAATTATTGCTTCTAATTATTCGGATATGGTTTCCGGTGAATCTGTGGACATTGCCAAATACGAAAGGGACTTCGAGATAAAGTCATTGAATAAGGTAGTGGCTTATGATTTTGCTGTTCCTGCCTCCGCGCAACTACGCTCAGCTGTTTTTACAAATCCTCTAACAATGGCAGGGGCTGACAATGGAAAGATGCTCAAGCCCTTCTTAAAAGACATGAGCAATCGTTCTATGCAGCAGATCGGTGGAATTATCCAAGCTGGTTATTATGAAGGCCAAACAACGCCTCAAATTTTAAAAACAATACGCGGAACAAGAGCAGCAAAGTATACCGATGGAGCTATGCACCGAATCAATAGATCGTTAAGCGTTGCAACCAGAACAGCGGTTCAACATGCTGCGGCTCAGGCAAGAGAGCAGGTATGGCAAGACAATAAAGACATTGTGAAAAAGGTGCGTTGGGTCAGTACGCTTGACGGACGTACATCAGCCGTTTGTCGTTCGTTGGATGGTAGAGAATTTCCAATAGACAAAGGTATAAGACCGCCAGCGCATCCAAATTGTAGAAGCACCATTGTCGCTGTATTAGACAGCCGCTTTGATGCTCTTGATAGAGGCGCTACTAGAAAAGCAAGGTCTTACAATGCGAAAGGCGATAGCACTGGTGTTATAAGCGTACCGGCCAAGGAGACTTATTACTCATGGCTCAAAAGACAACCAGCCAAATTTCAATCGTCAGTTATCGGGGAGAATCGTGCAAGACTTTTAAGAAATGGAGGAATGTCTGCGGAAAGGTTTTCTGAGCTTCAACTTAGTAAAGACTTCAAAGAGTTGACCCTAGCTGATTTGCACCAATTAGAGCCAAAGGCATTTGAAAAGGCAGATGTAACCAAATTTATTGATTAAAACTAAGCCCTGTTGCTTATTTTTATTGCTAACACTAAAATACGCAAGTCGGTAACTGGGTTACCTTTATGTCGGAGACATTTATGATTGATTTCAAGGCCGAGAGCATTGAAGATTTACCCGAGTCGGTTCAAGAACTTTATGAAAAAACTGATGACGGTTTCCAGTTAAAAATAACCGGATTACCAGAGCCAGAAAAAGTAGATGTTAGCGGATTAAAAAACAAAGTGGATGAGCTTTTGTCAGAAAGCAAAGCCGCAAAGAAAAAAGCCCGTGAAGCAATCGAGGAAGCTGAGTCTGCTAGATTAGATGCAGCGAAAAGAGGTAATGACACAGAAGCACTAGACAAAAGTTGGACAGATAAATATTCAACAAGAGAGTCTGAGTTGCAAGAACAGATAGAAAGCTTAACCGCGACGGTGGTTAGCCTTACATCTGGCCAGACGGCAACTAAAATAGCTTCTGAGATTGCCCTTCAAGGTTCTGCGGCTGTACTTTTGCCGCATATTGAAAGGCGATTGAAAACAGAATACAGAGAAGGCCAACCGTATACCATCGTCTTGGACGAAAACGGCAAACATTCTGCTATGACTGTAGAGGAACTTAAAAAAGAGTTCCAAAATAGCGAGGCTTTTGCACCGCTAATCGTAGGAACTAAAGCCAATGGCGCGGGGCGTACAGGTGGCAAGGAAGGCGGTAGTGCTGCCAACCAACCAATTAAACGCTCTGATTTTGACGCTATGAGTCAATATGAGCGTTCCCAGTACGCCAAAAGTGGCGGCAAAATTATTGACGATTAGAGGTACTAATCAATGGCTAATGTTCTAACTGACTTAGCGGCAGATATTTACACAGCAGCAAACACAGTAGGTCGTGAGCTTGTCGGTGTAATTCCTTCCGCAACAATTAACAGCAACGCAACTCAGGTTGCGGCTCAAGGTGAAGTAATCCGAGCAGCTTTCACTAGGGAAGTTGCAGTAACAACTGTCTCCCCCGCAATGACCATCCCAGAAGGTACTGACCAAACTGTAGATAATAAGACATTAACCATGTCATCTACTGCATCAGTCAAAATTCCTTGGACGGGTGAAGATATTAAATATGTAAACAATGGCGCAGGATTTGAAACCATTTATGGCGATCAAATTAAAGAAGCCATGCGAGCTATCACAAATCAAATCGAAGGTGAGGTTGCTACTGATGTTGCAGACCGCGCATCTCGCGCAGTTGGTACTGCTGGCACTACTCCTTTTGGTTCTAACTTTGATGCTGTTGCCGAAGCGCGTCAAATTTTAGTTGATAACGGTATGCCTTCCAATGACCGCATGGCTACTTTAGTCATGAATTCAGCAGCAGGTACTAACCTGAGAAATTTGGCTGCACTTAATTCTGTGAACCAATCAGGTAATGAGGACTTGTTACGCAGAGGCACATTGCTTGATCTTCAAGGCATTATGATGAAGGAAAGCGCTGGTCTTGATACGCATACAGCGGGTACAGCTTCAAGCTCAACCACTGATGCGGCTGGCTATGCAGTTGGCGCAACCACAATCACCCTAGCATCTGCTGGAACTGGAACTATTCTAGCTGGCGATGTTGTAACTTTTGCTGGTGACACTAACCAGTATTGTGTTACCACTGGTGACGGTGATGTTTCAGGTGGTGGAACTATTGTCTTGGGAGCTCCCGGTCTACAAGCAGCCATCTCTGGAGCCACTGCTATTACTGTTGTTGCTGCTTCCACTAAGAATGTTGCATTTCATCGGTCAGCCGTTGAAATTGGTGTTCGTGGATTAGCTCAGCCAACTGGCGGTGATGCTGCGGTTGATAGACTTACCGTTCAAGACCCTGAGTCTGGTTTGATCTATAACGTAGCTGCTTACAAAGGCTATAACAAAGCGATGTTTGATGTTTCTGTACTCTATGGTTTTAAAGTCTGGAAGCCTGAATTTACCGCTGTATTATTAGGATAGAAAAACGGGGGGTGTAAAAGCCCCCTTATCCTACCCCCTCAATTAAGGTAGTTTCCATGCCGCCTATCAGAAAGACCAAGAAAGGCTACAAAATAGATAACACCTCTGGTTACAGCTCAACAAAGAAAAAAGCTGTAAGCAGACTCAAGGCTATAAAAGCCAGCCAGAAAAAAGGTAAGCGCAAATGAGCACAATAGTTGTGGAAGATGGAACCATAGTAACCGGAGCCAATAGCTATGTGACTATGGCGGAATATATATCCTATGCAGCAGATCAAAATGTAACTGTTACGGATACTCAGGTTTATCAAACACAAATAATTAAAGCAGCTCAATTTATTGATGGCTTAGAAGCTGTTTTGAAAGGCGATACCACAACAAAAACTCAGCCTATGGCCTATCCTCGAAACGCCTTAGTGGATATTGATGGTTGGAGTTGGGACAACGATGAGATTCCCACTCAAGTCAAACAGGCTCAGATGGCACTAGCCATAGATATTAATACTGGCGAGGACTTGTGGAATTTATCTCAAGGCGATGCAACTGGAATAAAACGCGAAAGAGTAGAAGGCGCGGTGGAGGTTGAATATGCGGTATCTGATTCTAGTCGTATTCCGTATCGTAGTCGCAGTAAGGCATTATTAACCTCATTAATGAAATACAACGGATTAGGTATTCCCCTAGCAATGGGCTGATATGAGCGCTTCTTTTTACAACAGCATGGCGGCTGTCGCTGCAAAGCTGCTTACAAAGTTTGGTATGGAAATTACTATTAAACGTAAAACGGGCGATAGTATTAATCCAGTGACAGGAGCTATTGTTGCGGGAACGACTACAAGCTATACCCCAAAAGGTCTAGTGCAGAGATATAGGGAGGATCAAATAGATGGAACCAGAATTTTATCCTCAGATAGATTGGTCGTGGTTGATAACACTATTGAGCCATTAACAAGCGATCAGATTGTTTTATCTTCTCAGGATTGGAGCATTGTTAGCGTGGAAGAATCTAAGCCTAGTACGGTTGGAATTGTTTACTTCATTCAGGCGCGAAAATAATGGCTATAGTTAAAATTGGAGAATGGGCTAAA